TTTCATAATATTCTCCTGTGGTCGTAATACTAAAAGTATCGCCACCCATTTTTAAAACCAATGTTCCACTTGTAACTTCAATACCAAAAGATACATAATAAGTAGCTCCATTTGTAGGAGTAAAATTAGTATAAACCAAATCACCTGTTGCGTTGGTTGCTTTTGCGTGACCTAAAGGGGCTCCGCCTCCATCGGAAAAAGTCCAGCCGCTGCCTAATGTCCAAGTAGTAATTTCGGGTGAACGGTTGGCGGTTAAAAAATCTATTAATGGCACCACAATAGGTCGTAGCTCAATAACAAAAGAACCTTCTACTATATGTTCTGCAATCGTACTGGAACCTACCTGACTATCCCTATATTTCATTACTGAAGTAAATGTTATAGTAGCTTCATCATTATTGTAATCTAAATCTTTTGAGTTAAAAAACTCCGTGTTTAAATTATTAAATATTTTACCTGACAATAAATTTACCGAAGCGATGTGTTCGTACTCAATATCCAAATCCTTTATATGACCATAATATCCCCATTTACCACCACTAAAACGAAGCATCTTATTTGTTTCGGAATAGTTGTCATTTTCAATACTTGATTGAAAACTACTTTGTTGTAATAAAGTAGATGTTAGGTAATAAATATTTATTACTACGGCTGAATCTAAATAGGTGTTTGGCTGAACCATAAAGAATTTCCTATCTGAAAAAAAGAATCTTAAACCTAATGGTACCATCATTCTTTTTAAAACATCATAGCACTTCATATAGGTATAATTACCCTTGCTGTCTATGGTGTAAAAAACCTTATGATTAACCCTCATTCTAAGAAGTGGGTCAATAGAAGTTGAATAAGTCCAACTATCTTCATGCCATTGGAACGCGCTAGCCAACACGCCTACCGAAGTGCCATATATTGATTGAACGTATGTAAGTTTTTGAAGGCAATTATTTACATGATTGATAATTGTATCGTCACCCTGATAAACATCGCTTCCGTCTGGCTTATAATCAATTCCTTTTAACCACCCTATGCCATCAATAGCATTTATGGTGTAATTATATCCCATCTCTAATGGAATGTCATCAAACTCAATTAAATCAGCTAAAATATAGCCATACCAATAAAAGTTTGGTGCATTAGAAGTGTCGTAACCTATTAATTGAATAGTAAATCTACCTTCTGGTGCCGTTAAAAAATCAGTTAATAATTGTTGTTTTTGTTCTGTGTCAATAATATAAGTGAACTTAAAATTACTTCCTATTATTGGTGCGTATCTTTCTAAGCCATTTTCAACATCGGCTTGCCATTCTATTTGCGCTCCCGTAACATCTATATCGTATGTCATTCCTGAAAAGGTACTGTCATCTATTACTAGGTAATATTTCCTTCCTTTTTCTGAATAGAATGTAGATGTATATCTTGCAGCCATTATCTTATTCTTGAATTTATGTTTTTTGCTTTTTCCATGATTACTAATAAATCACTTCCTGCCACTCTAGTGGTTAATATGTAAGGTGATCCGCCACCGTCTAACATACCCTTTAGTTTTGATAAAGGTGCAATTACTTCCGGGTCAACTCGCGCGGATTTGTTATCTCCAACCATTGCCATAGTTGGGCCGTATGCCAATCCACCTTGTGCAAGTTTTGGAGGAGCTACTTTATTAAGCATCGTATTGAATAAAACGGCTGCACCTGCACCAGCTGCACCTGCTACGGCTAAAGCACCAGGCCCTAAAGTTTTACCCAACGGGCCGCCTAATATACCTTTTATAATACCTGCTACACCTTCTTTTATGTATGCGCTAATAATCATTCTAGCTGCCTGCATGGCTGCGCTACCTAGCTTTTTCATATCGGTTTCGCCTTGCACCGCTAAATTACTAAAAGCATCAGTAGCTGCAATTAAAGCGCTTGTCATTGTGTTTCCAAAACTCATCATTTGAGCTTCAGTATTTACAAATGAATTTTTAACTTCTTCGTTAGTTTCTTTTAATCTTTGATTACTTGCAGATGCTGTATCTAATTTTATGGCTAATAAATCTAAGGTAGGTAACATATTTGTTATACCTGTAGATTGAGCCGTTATTGCAGTTACAGGACTTGCAACAGTACTAATGCCTACATTTGTATTTTTGTTTTTGTCTTTGTCTTTATCTTTGTCTTTATCTTTGTCTTTATCGTTATCTTGAATTATATTTTCAGTAATACCAGTTTTTGGGGCGGCTACAAATAAACCTTTTAATTTACCTGATAAACTATCAACTGTTTCACCTATGCTTTTAAATTCTTTTTGTACTACTTTTTGTTGTTCGGTGTAATTTGTTAAACCACTAACATCAAACAATTCAATGCCTAAAAATTTTTGTAGCTTATCTATGTTTTTCATAAAATCAGCTACTCCTTTCATAGTACTGTTTTTTATGTTAATCCATATATTTTGAAACCTACTTGAAAATGCCTCCCAGTTATCGTAAACATATAAAGCAATAGCTCCAACGGCAGCAATAGCAGCCACAACCGCAAGAATAGCAGGATTAGCGAGAATAGTCGTAAATGCACCTATAACAGCGCCTTTAAGTTTTTTAAAATTCTCTATAATCATTTTTGTCGTGCCTGCTAATGCGCCAAAAGTAGTTATCATTTTACCTACTATAAATATAGCGGGACCAATAGCAGCCACAATTAAAGCAGCTTTTACTATAAATGCTTGTGTTTGTGGATTTAATGATTTAAATCCTTCTACTAAATAATTTATTTTGTCTGATAAGGCTGTGAAAATTGCCTCTACGTTTAAACTTGTATTTATTACTTTTCCAAGTTCCGCAAGACTATTTGTAACGTTATCTTTTAAATTATCAAAAGCATTACCAAGCCCTCCTTTTGCTCTTTCTAATTCACCTAATGCACTTACCGACCTTGTTATAAAGTCTTCTGCACTAAGCCCCATTTTGTTTATTGCTTCGGCTGTTACTACGCCAAATTCATTTTTCATTACATCGGCAAACTCTGGAAGCCTGCCTTTAATTTGATTTAAATCTTCTTGCGTAACTTTACCAACCGCGCTTATTTGACCTAAAGCAACTATAACTCCATCAAAAGTTTCAGCACCCATTCCTGCCCTTGCTACTGCATTACCAAATTGTGTGATTGTTTCGCGAGCAACATCAGCCGACATTCCAACTGATTGCAAAGTAGCCGAAGCCTTAACAACTTCAGGTAAAGCAAGACCAGGGTTTTCAGCAACTTTTCGTAGTTTTTCTAATTCAATAGCTGCCCCTTCACTACTTCCCATGATAGCAATTAAACCATTTTGCAGTTTTTCCATATCTGCAAAGGATTTTAAAGCAGCTGCACCAAGCCCAATAATAGGTAATGTAAGTGACTCTGATAATGTAGCACCGACAGATTGCATCTTACCGCCAAACCTTGACATACTACGCTCAACCTTGCCAAGTTCTTTTTCAAGATTACTTACATCAATGCCAAGTTTTAAATTCAGTTTACCTAATGCCATTATCTACTCTTTATCCCATTTGTCAAAAATTGACTTGTCAACTTCTGATAAACTTCTTTTAGTTGGTTTTACGTTATCTGTCTCCCAAGGAAATTCAATCAAATCTTTAGGCTTAATTGATTTGCCTTTTGCCGTATGAACATTTAATAAAAGTGTTGTTTGCCACCTGGCTCTTTCCCACTCAAATTGCTGCTCTATTTCAAATTGATTATTATAACCTTGCATAGCTATAATAACCTCTCTTAGTGTCATCTCATAGTATTGCGAAGGATGGAATCTAAGGACTCCAAAACAAAATCTTTCGATATAGTCAAGTGTTAACTCACCTCCTCCGCTATCTCGTTTTTTCTTTCCGGATCTTCTGGCACTGAAATCTCATTTGTTATCAGCTCCGTTATCCTGTTTATTCCTCCCTTATCTAAATCTACTAAGTCGCAAAACTTTTCTAAGGTATATGGGCACTTCTCTCCCTTTGCCTTGTAACCTGCCTGCACACCTGCAAAAGCAAGTTCAAGGGCAAATAAAAGGTCTTCGCCAAGTAGGGAGAGGTCACTTAATTTAAGGTTCCTCTCCCTTAAAAATGTACCTAAAACGAACATACCAAACTTAACTGGTATGTCCGCATTAGCTATTTTTATTGTTTTCATTTTAGGTAATTTTTAATTCTAAGATTTAACAGTCTTTGTAATAGCACCAGTAACTTCAAAAGAAGCTGAGTAGCTTGTATTTTCTTCTACGGCTGCGTTAAGGTCTAATGATGTACAAATGGCTTGCATGGTAAATACATTGTCTCCGCTGACATCTGTAGTAAATTTAATAGTCAGTGCAGTACCACTAATTAAATCGGTAAAAAGATCATCAAACAAGTAGTTTGTAGATGAATCACCAGGACCGGCATACAATGCCTCAGTTGATAGTGTGCCAGATAACTGACCCTTCTTTACCTCTCTCCATCCTCCAGCTGCTGAATCCTTTGTTAAGATTTCACGCATAGCAGCAGAGATATTCATTTGGCACGATGTGGCGTAACCGATTGCAGTTGAATCTTTATACAAGCGCATCAACGTACCATTAATAATTCCTGTAGTTGGCATTTTATTATTTTTTAACTTTTGACAAATCTATATTAACATCAATCTTTTCTAAATCATTCTCATCTTCAAAATATTCCATAGGCATAGGCACAGGAATGTAAATTGGTTGAGTTGCCTCTTGCACTTTCTTCTCTGGCATCTGCTCTACGACAAAGTCATCATCAAGATGCTCGGCAATGCCATCGGCAACAAGTTGCTTGCCAAAGTCGGAAAGGAATACACCTGTTGCGCCTACTGGCTTGCCGTTCCACTTTTTTATTAATCTTAACTTCATAATTATCGTTTCATTCTTGCCATAAAATCAATACTCATCCAATAAACATTTAAATCAGCATTGTATGCTTGTGAATCAGATGACATATACTTAACTGTCTGCAC